TAGTAAGTATACAACAACGAATGAGTGTGGCTAGTTTTATGGGATATTTAAAAGGTAAAAGTGCATTAATGATGTTTGATAGAAATGCCAATTTAAAATATAAATTTGGAAACAAACATTTTGGGGCAGAAGGTTTTTATGTAAGTACGATAGGACTTAATGAAGCCACAATTAAGAAATATATCTAGGAACTAGTGAAGTATGATACCGCATTGAACAATTAAGTGTGAAAGAATATAAAAATCCCTTCAGTGATAACGGTAAGTAATGCGTCTGCCTCTTTGAGAAGCTTATGACGAATAAAAGAAATAAAGGCTTGAACAAAGTGAAAGACTTCGTCTTAAGACGCTGGTTACTATTATGGACTTATAGCCCTTAATCAAACTACCCGTGAATTAAACTGCACCCCAAAAATTAGACAGAGAAAATCTAACTTTTGGGGTATTTTTATTACTTGAATATACGATATAAGATAACAAAAAACATCGATTGATGACTTTTTCAGTGGAATCCCTATCCGGTCCTCTCTAGATGTTAGCTTTTCATCACCCACTACAGTTGACTGAGAGCTGAGAGCAAAAAAAGAAGACCCCTAGGATCTTCTTTCTATTTAAGTTCTACTTAAATTATTTTACTGTGCGGGAAAATTAATCGGTTTTTAGATAAGTATATAATAGGAAGAAAACCTATTAAATAAGGATATATGCGTGTAAGATATAGTCGGTAAAACTTACATAAAGTTACTAAAGTTTACACTTATTGCCCCTTATTTGCCCCTTTTTAATATAAAAAACCCCGACTAAAAGTCGAGGGCAGTTCGAGAATTTTTATCGAAAGACGCCAAGTATTCCACTGACTATAGTATCACTTATCTAGGAAAATCACAAATATAAAAAAGAGCTATGAGATAACCTCGTAGCTCTTTGCCTATGATGGATAGACATATTCATCAAAACCAAATAATATTATACCACAAACAAATAAAAAAAGCCCCAGCACAATGCTGAGGCTCGACCACTACCACCATGATGTCCGAACTGTGGTCTGTCGGGAGGCGATATACTCCTTTTTAATTTTATAGTTTTCGTGGTCTGTTATTTACATATCTGTGCAATCGTCCAAATACTGGTCTTCAACCCATTGAGCGCTGTCAGGGTGGTTGATTCGAGACCAGCCGTTTAGTTTCTCATAAACACGGACTCTTGTGCCCGCTGGAAGGAACTCTTTATCTTGGCTATCGATGCGAGGACCAGCTTCAACGTAGTAGTCAGTGGTAAGAGTGCCTTCATAATAAGGCTTGTCTGACTTCTCTAAGCGTGTATTAACATCTAATTCACGCTCAAATTCGCTTTGGGCTGGTGCCGGAAGAGGTGTTCCACTCTCACGGAAGACAATTTCACGAGGGCGACCGTTTAGATCCCAAATGTAATTATAATCATTTTCAGTCACTCCGTCCATGCCGTAGTTGCAGTGGATAGCCGTGCTATCACTAGTCATAATCAATACGTGGCCAAACGCACCGAGCGAGCTTGAGCCGTCACGAGGTGCCCAAATAACGACATCTCCACGTTGGCCATCAAACGTGCCATCTACAGCGTCAAACACCTTCGCATAGCCAATTGCTGGTAGTGCTTGTTGAAGTGACTCTGTGTTGTTATTTAAGCTGATTTCAAGTGCATAGCTTACTGCTGATGAGCAGTCAAATTCAATGCGTCCATCTCCGTCAGCATCATTCCCGTAGCGGTCACCCATATCATAGTGGACTGGGATTGATTGTAAGTGATACATGCGCGCAATACTTGATTCAATTTTACTCATTGTTAATGTCTCCTTTGTTCAGTTAGTCTTGTTTTGGTTCGTGGTAGCCCAAGGCTTGCTCACTATCTCCAAGACCCTTGGTAGTTGGGTCTGGAATGATGTTAAGAATATTTACGATTGTCAAACCTACTAAATAAGGGTTTGAGACAAACTTGCCAAACAAGTTGAACACTGCATCCCAACTTGTCAAGTCTTGAAAATTAATTCCAAAGTAAGTCAAGATGGGCAGTGCAATCGCAAGCGCTACACGATACAAAAACGCTTTATTTTTTGAGTTAAAACGTACAGACCAGTTAATTTTATTCATCAGTTGATTTTCCTTTCAATTTTTCGATTTCTTTTTTAAGTTCAATCACGGTGTCGACCAAACGCTGGAAGTGACCATCGTCATCAACATACCACAAGCCTTGTTGCTTGGTGTCGCCAAACGTGCGGGCAAACAAGAGACGTTCGTTGCCTTCGCCTTTATTCTTGCCGTTGTCGTAAGCGTCCCAGCTATCTTCTGGGATATGCGCTAATTCAAAACCTAGCAAGTTCTCGGCAGTGATTGAATTAATCCACTCATAATCACCCTGCCAAGTAGCTTCCTTGGTTTCCGGGTCAATGTAGAAGGGCGGGTTGTCTAAGCCGTATAGATTAATACTGCCACTTTCTTTATCTTTGAAAAAATAAAACGGCAAGTTTATATACGGAGTTCCGACATCGCCTTTTGCCTCTTCTAATTCCTTCCAGACGTGCGGTTCTTCTGAACCGTTATTAGTCCATGAGCTTGAATCTTCAAACCATTTCAAAGACTTCAAATTGTTGATATCCTGCTTAATTTGTTCGAGATCAGTAGAGGAAGTTCCATCGCTGGAAGCCGTACTAGAATTCTTGAGTTGTTCAATTTTCGTTTCGACGCTATCCGTGCGGGTTGCAAGAGATTTGATGTCTCGTCCAATCTGCTTAATTGCTTCGACTAGATTCATACACTACTCTCCCTTCGCTTGGTTATATGCAGATAGATAATCGACATCAGCCACAGCGTCAATCTTTTGGCCAAGCTCTGTCAACTTCGCTACGATAGCTCCGCTTGTGTCACCGTTTAGAGTGCCAATCTTATCTGCAATCTCTTTGAGCGTGTCAAGATTCTCTGGAACTCCTTCACCGAGAAGCTCTGCTTTTAGCTGCTTGATTGCCTCGTTTAGTTGCTGTTCAGTGATGCCACTCCCTGCCTCTTTATCATTGATTGCTTTTTGCAAATTCTTGATGTCTGTTCCGATTGCAACGACTACTGCTTCAAGTTTATTTTCTGCCATATTTCATCCTTTCAAATTTTAGCTAAATTATATATAGCTACCAAATCTGGAAGCTCATTTACATTATCGTTGCCTAAGTGCTTCCGTACTTCCTCAGCCAACGCTTTTATTTTGGGTCTTCGGTGGTGCTTGGAATGCTGTCAGATGGATTAAAGGACGGGCGAACGCGTATTTTAAATTCATCCGTCGGGAAAATAAACCCATCTAGTTTTAATTCCAGCTTGTAACGACCAGGATCTACAGCGTCTTTGAATTTGAAGTTGAAACGACCTGATTCTACAGATACATCTTCATACAGAATTACTCTTTTTGCATTGAAAATGGCAAGTTTGCCTGTACCAGATAAGTCCTTCTTCAAGCCGTCATCGCCTAAAATCTCAAATTCAAACACTGATGCAGTGTCTCCCGATTTGATGACACACCCACCGTCAACCTGCTTAATGCTTGTCATGATGTCGTTCATCATTCTCGTCGACCTCCTTTAGAAAGAACTTCTCTTTATCGATATTTTTCTTAACATACTTGTCAATATAAGGAATTTCTACCCCTAATGCTGATAGACTGGCCAAAATACTAGAGCCATACGCTGCAATCATCGCAAAGATAAATGTATCAACGATACTCGTTAAATTCATAAAATTAGCAAATGGATAGAATATTGCCACGAACACAATCATTACTGTATGGCTGATTGCCCCTTTGCGAAATTTTGTACTTGAAAGTTCGTGAGCAGCCCAAGCTCTGGACACACCCACGGCAACGTCTGAAAAAATGATTATGACGAGGAAAAGTACCCATGGATGCTCATCGATACCATGCGCATAAAAGTCTCGGACGACATCAAAGAGCCCAAAGATTCCGTCTGGTTTATTGTCCATCACTTGCCTCTGTATCATTAGACTCTGCTAGAATTTCGTCTTCAATTTTGTAACGAAGGGTGCGCAGTTCTTGCTCATCTTTGCGCATTTGTTTGCGATATTTAGCATAGAGTTCAGCATTAAGTAGATTCTCTTGAACGCTAGATACCGCATTCTCGTCAATGCTGATGTAAGTCTGTTTAACCAGAACTGTTGTTCCTTCTTCTACGACGTTAAATTCTGCATTGATTGTGCGTTGTTTTGTAATTTTAAGTGACACGATATTATTTTTCCTTTCTTAATTGTCTTCAATTGTTGGATATTCGTCTTCGGTTATGTAAGTGACGGTACCTGTATAGACTGCGTTTTCGGAGCTTTGATTTGAAAAATACATGTTTCCATCAGGTTCAAGATGCCACACTGCACATCCTTTGTGTTCGTTAAAATTGTTTTTATTAGCAACTAAATGTGTTTGCACGCAAGGTTTGAACCCATTTGGGATTTTCTCGTTCAATTCTCTGTGCTCACCTTCGATGGCAGGGTGGATACCTCTGATTAAGCTGAAGGTTACTACATTCCCAAGCCGTACTACATTCGCTTTTACATCGAAACCTATCGGGATTTCTTTTTTAACAACGGGTTGGTTGGTTTGCACGAACTCAACCCATTTTCCAACTGTATTCTGCGTTAGAGTTCGCTTGAAGAACCTACCAGAACTTGTTGTCAGCGATTGGTGAATACCGCCCAGCCCCTCTATCACTTCTAAGAACCCTACTTGTTCTGTAGGTTTAGGCTTGCTGATAGGATAGTTCTTCATCGTACTCATTACCGAGAAGAAGCCTGTCGTTCTGTAATCGTCAAGATTCGTGTTGTTGTATTCAATAATCGCAGCGCCTCGAACTTCTGTAAGTCGGTGGTGCTGGATTGGCTTTGAACCTGAATAAATCAATCCATTGACATCAAGTGCTCCATTTTCACGATACTTACCAATACCAACGCCTTGTTGGTCATAGGACATGATAATTTTATCGGTCGGCACTGTAGTTTGGAATTCTGAAACTGAAAACTTGTCCTCTAGCTTCCCTGTAACTATGAATGAAGTATCTGCGGGATATTCCTTGCCCAGATTTGCGTTAGATGCCTTAAATTCAGAAATGCTTGACCATTCACCGCCAGCTTGTCCATTATCCGAGACAACATTGCTTGCTCCAACTTTGGTTGTTGTAAAAGTCAGCTTCATGGTATTTTTTTGAACACCATTCACACTTAGTGGCGCTATTTTAGCAAATCTCTTAATGGTTAGTGTATCTGACTTCGAGTCACTTCTGGCAACCTCAAATTTCAGTATTGGGCTGAAATAGAATAAAAATGTTATTTTGACCTCTTTCCAATCAGACCAAATCCCGCGAGAGTCTTGAACTCTCCCTCTCAAGGTCATTTGAGTGTCTTTGTTTACAGCGACCTCACGGAATACCCCACCGTTCGTTGAAACAGAATTGCTAGCGCCAACAATTTCAGCGTAGTACCCAGCTATTGTAGCTCCATTTTTTGCTTGGGCTCCGTTGAAAACGACCTTCACAAGTGACATTATGGACACAAAATGTGTTTGCTCTGGGATCAACCTTTGAGTCGTCGCATTCGTGTCTGTCAAAGTAAAACTAGTGAACGAAGGCTTCAAGTTGTTCGTAACAATACTTGCTGTTAGTGTCGCTGACTGTGTTTGAATTAACTTGCCATCTATATAGGTATCAACATATATAGTGCCTCGGCCAGTTGTTGCATCTGGTATGTCGTTAGCGAAATCCGCTGGGATTGTCCATCTAAACGATGTTCCAACATTATCGGCAATTTTACCTTGTTTGTTGCCCCAAGCATAGCGTAGTGTGTGCGTGGCGCCAGCTAATTTTCTATCAATGGTGATATCTACTTGATTGCCAATGAATCCCTCTGGGACGCTCACCGAACTCCCTCTTGGGATAGTTGTCAATGTAATGCCTTGATTACCAATGTCTAGATTCCCTGGGCTGTATCCACCCGAACCATTGAAGTGAGCGTGTACGCCGAAAACGCCAGCACCATCATCAGCGTGACGGACAGTAATTGTGCGGTCAATCAGCTGTATTTCCGAATTTCGGTTAAGCATCGCTGGGCTACCAGAGTAGTCAATTCGTTGCCCGAAACCATCGACGTAACCAGAACATTGATAGCTTGCAAATGTCCACCCTTGATTCAGCAATGCTAATCGAATACGGACATCACTTGTATTGTTTTGGATATTCTGTCCAACTTGGTCAATCCACAGCCTAATGCGATATCCACGGTCATTATTTGACCAAAATTCTACCATGATTAACTACCTCCCACGTATCTAATGACATTCCTGTCAGGATTGATGAAATCTTGTTCTTCTCGATAGCGACCAATCTGAATGGTTTTTGAGAAGATACCATTTTCGATGTGGATCACGCCTTGCGAAATATACATCACTTCGTTACCAGCAGAGAACATTGAAATGCGACCGCTTGGGCTGAACAGCATAGAACTAGAGTTGTCGGTTTTACCAATAACAAGCCCCTCATTTGATGAAGTCATGTAGCTGTCAATGAAGTTCCAGCGCTCTGACATATCGCTCAGATTGTTCTCTAGTTTTGCGACACGAGCACTGGCATCAGCCAAATTCTTCTCAGCTTGTGCCCGATTGGCGTTGTTTGCGTTAACGAAATCTTGGTAGGCTTTGACCCACTGATTAAGTATCTCAAGAGAGGCTTTAGCCTCAAGCTCGGCTTGTACCACTGAATTAACTTCGTTGAGCTTATTGAGCTGTGCTTGTGTCAAAACTTGGTCGGCTTTGGAATCGATGTCATCTTGTACATCTTCGATGGCAGGGGTCCAGTCCGTTTTGACTGTCCCTTTTTCGATTTTCACTTCCCAAACAGACTTGCTAGCTTCCTTGTGATATGTGTTGACCCGTAGATGATAGTTTCCTGTTGGTTTAACCCAAGTAATCAGCGTTCCTGTAGTACCCGTCTTTAAATCGGATACAATCTGATAATTTTGGATTTTATCATCCATCAACCAGAGTATCACATTATCACTCTCAACAGTTCCGTTATGCAGAGCGGTAAAATTACCATCCGATTTCGCACTGATGAGGTACTTTTGATTTTGTTCTAAATAAACAGAAGTTTCGGTTTTGTACAAAACATTATTATCAAAATTCGTTGGTTTTCTGTCCGGCTTAAAAGGTCCTTTCGAACCTTTTAAAAGGTTGCGACCACCAACTGAAACACTGCCAGCCGTGTCATTCCACGAATAGTCGGCTGGATTAGTGCTATTTGCTTTGTCAAAGTCAGTACATATCCCTAGATATCGCTTAGTGCCGTCTTGCGTAAAACTGAAACCAGTGCGACCATCGGCACTATCGGCATAAGCAAAATGAACGTAAGGTGTTCGTCCGTCTGCTCCAGGTTTACCCGGAATCCCGTCACGGCCATCGCTCCCCTTCCACTTAGACCAGCGATAGTCTTGTGGGTTACGACTATGCGTAGTATTGAAATCTTGGTACATGCCGATAAAAGCTTTATCAGTATCTGTCTGGCTAAAACCACTACCGGAGACCGTGTCAGCGTAGGCTATGTGGGTGTACTGGGTTTTACCGTCAGCACCCTTAACGCCGGGTAGCCCTTGGTCCCCTTTGGGGCCTTGCAACCCCCTGTCACCTTTCGGACCAGTATCACCTTTGGCGCCTTGCTCACCGATTTTAGAAACTGAATATCCTGTTTCAGTGGTGTTGTCGGTATAGCTCCAAACGGTTTTAGTCCAGAGGTATTGCCCTGACGGTACGTTAGGCACTTGATTGTTCCAGCCATTCGTTGGTGGGACTGTCCCAGATATACCTTGTGCGTAAGTAATTGAAGTGCTTTGAATACCGACGCCGTCCTTTCCTGGAATACCATCTACCCCACTGTTGCCATCTTTGGCAATATAGATTTTTTGATATCCCGTTTCAGTGATGTTGTCTGTATAGGTCCAGATGGTCTTAGTCCAAAGCCATTGGCCTTGAATTAATTTCGGAGGTGTTTGAGACCATGCTCTCGGTGTAATGCTATCTGATGCTGAAATTCCGTAAAGGACGGTCGTCCCCTTAATTCCAACACCGTTTTTACCAGCGATACCATCTCGACCGTCTCGGCCGTTTAAGCCATCAGACACACCGACGAATGTAATCTCATCGCTAGCAACTTCTTTCTCTCCAACCCAAGCCGATACTGTAATTACGGTAGGTTTAGTAATCTTGCTTGCGCTCACTGTGTAAGTCAGTCCAGCTCCAACAATAGAACCATCAATTACAAATCGATAAGTTGCGTTAACTATCTGATTTCCTCGTTTTAACGTTGGACGTAGCGTTGACTGTCCTGTATTGTTTTTAAAAATAACACCGTTATCTGTCGAAAAAAGGATTCTGTAAGGCCTGCTGTTTTCAACCATGCGTTCGAAGACGGTTCTAAGGTCTCCCGACGTCCTATTTTCAAGCTCTTTGAAATTGCCAAAAGTTGTCGTGTTGTTAGCTGGGTTGCTAAAACTAATCTTTTGCTCAATAGCACGAGCTCTTACGTCGAGTGATGGGACAAAGCCCTTGTCGTGAATAGTGATAGTATCCCCAATCTCGACATCAACGAACCCATCAACTTCGTAAGTGATAGCTGGGTAGGCATTTTTTCGCAAATTCGCAATCCCTGCAGCACGGATAACTTTCGGATCATCACTGTCAACTTCTAAATCCTTTCGAATCCACTTATTGTCTTGAGTTGAAGCCCCAAAAGTCGAAGGATATAAATTAGCTGCATGAGGCGCATAGAGACAATTGCCCTCTTGTTTGAAGATAACAATCCCTTTGTCATTCTTTTCCTCCCAAGCCGGGAGACCACCGATATAGACTCGCACTTCAGGGCCGTTCTCGGGTTGCTCTTTTGCCTTCCCGTACGGGACAATCATCGTATAGATTTCGGTTTTATCAACCTTTCTCGTCATCGATTTGATATTTTTTTCAAACGTCAGACGGATATCACTACGAATTCGACCTACGCCAGTGTGTGAATCGTCCGCTTGATGGTAAACGTTCAGAACGAGCTGTTTGATAGAGCTGTCGTCATTAAGTCTAGTCACAAATTCAACTTCAGCATTAAATTTATTAGCCAAGCTCAACAACCTTGCTAATTTCGTGTCTTGCCCTTCCCACTCAAGCGTTTTTTTCTGATCAGAGACCTCGTTGACACCGAGCGTCACCATTGCAAATTGAGGAATGTCAAACGCATTGAGGTATTCTGCGAATGACATAGCTTTTTCAGCCTTGTAAGCATTCGTGTACTCGTTTATCAACTCAAGATTCAGGTTCTCACAATAGCATCTCACCCATCGTTCGTTTTCTTCGACCTTCATAATGTTAAACAAGTACGTTTGGCCATTATGTTTGAAGGAAATGAAAGAGCGTTCGTTTAGTTGATTGTAAAGCGGTTGGTTTGCTGTATCACCTAGCAATTCCTTTTTTGAAACGGTAAATTCGAACGTACTAGACGCCGTCTCAAGATTGCGAGTCCAAGTGTCATCGTAGAAGTTTAACGTTTCTTGCTTTTCGTTATCGATAAAACCAATCTTTTGTAAGTTGGCATCGTGAATCGTTAATAGCATTACAAATACCTTTCTTCAAATTTTACAGACACAGAAGGTTTAGTTGTGACCCATCTTGAGCAGTAGACTTCGAGTTGTGACTTGCCGGGAGGAATTGTGATGAAGTCAGAGCCTTGCACAACATCAACAATTTTCGAAATATTATCTACTAGTACAGTGTCGTTCTCGCTATTTATCACAACTTCTCCACCAGCCCTATATCGATTGGGAACTTTGCGGACCCCTACGACATAGTCTTTGCGATAAATGAAATCATCTAAGTACATGTGGCTAACTTGCGGTGCATTCCCGATTTTGCTGAAGATAATGTGGATTTTATCCGATTTCTTACCTTTGATTTCAGGGATGGTATATCTAGGATAAGACCCCCACCAATAGAACTGGACGACGTCGTCAAACCGTTGGATATCTGACCACCCTCTGGGCTCGTTAAATGGGTTGTGCTCTTCTATGTGTGTACCTAGAAACTGCTTTCTGTCAACAAAACGGTAGCCACCCCTGCCATCGCTGGCTAAGAAGTTGTATTCACAGCCCAAACCGCTACCACGTTTGTAGGTTTCGACGCCATACAAAAAAGTGCCGCTTGCATCTGTGACACTAATTTTCAAATAACCCATCTGATCTGCAGAGCCTAGCCAAAAAATTTGCCTCCACCAGAAGTACTCGTACAGAGCGCCTTTTACACCGCTGGAATCCCTTGGGATATCAAATGTAACCGACGCTGTCTGACCGCTCTGCAACGCAATGTGGGGGCGACCCCAAGCGTTGTCGATGTAAAGCGTGCCGTTCGGTCTGGTATCGTTGCTATCATTCGTGATACCAACGTTTTTCAACCCTTGTGCCAATCCGTTAGGGATTCTGTGTTGTCCATTAGATGAAGCGTAATCAAACAAGACCTCTGACTGCTTGTAAGTCTCTGTATCCCCTTTTTGCCTATCGCCAAGCTCCAAAATACCACTACTGTTAACCAATCCGATATAGCCATTCTCACTATTGTGCTTCACTGTGATTATCGGATGCGCATCAACTGATCCGTCGTTGACAAGGTCAAATACCAGCTTGCCGTTTTCTATTTTAGGAGTTTCGAAACTTCGATATGTAGTTGAGTGTGCGACTCCGTCAGGGACCATAAATTCAATTTCAGCTTGGTCATACCAGTCGGAAATGCCTTTTAAACTAACGTCTCCTTTCACTATAGCCAGATAGTATCTGTCTGGTTCGTCTGGCAATCTCAACTTAACAGGTTTGTCAGAATGCAACACTCTAGCCGCTTGTTCCCTGACACGATAAAACATGCCGTTATCAACTTTGGCTGGCTCGCTCGGGTCTACGAAAACAATGTCTTCAAGATGTCTTGTCGCTAAACTAACAGTGAGTTTGATTTTTTTTGCATCAAACGTAACTTGTTGAATGTTGACCCCGATTTTAGGGGCTGAATCCGTCGTTATATTGCGTTCGTTTCCGATTTCGTGCGACACTTTGATTAGTTTAAAGTAATCGTTCAAATCGTATCCGTTAAATTGAAACACAGCCATTATTTAATACCTCTCATGCGTTTGTAAGTAAAATCTTTGTCTTTTTGGTATGAAGTCAAATCGTCTCCTGTAGCGTATGCAAACTCTCGACCATCGACACTCAATGAGATTGGACGACCGATTAGTTCGGTGATAATATCCATTGCTTGCTCAAGACGGTCCATTCTACTATCATCTCGAACTGACAAATCAACGCTACCACGAATTAACCCACCACCAAAACCATCAAACAAGTCGTTGTCTTCGAATAGATCTCTAGAATCTATTGCGTACTCACTAGCCACATCAATCATTTCTTTAATCGAATCTTTGACAAATTTTACGCTTCTATCAATACCTACAGCCATACCTTGGCCAATATAGATACCGACTTCATCACGGAACAGCCGTGATGGTGAATGGATTCTAGCTTTCGCTTGTGCCGCACGCTCTGCTTGAGCCACAAGGGCATTAGCAGCAGCCGTTACCGCACCAAGAGCAGACATCATACCTGCAGCCAAACCTTGACCAATCATCGCCCCTGCTGCTCGCATAGCGCCTACACCAGCCATGGCACGGGCTTGTGCTGCGTTAACTAGCGCACCCATTGCAGAAGACACAGCACCAATTGCCGATTGGATCCCTTGAGCAATAGCTTGTCCAGTTTGTTGACCAGCCTGTTGACCCATCTGAATCATTCGCTGACCATTCGATTGAACAGCTTGCGCCATTCTTTGCATTGCTGATTGCACTTGTGCCGCTGCGTTATTCATTGCTACACCAATCAGTGGCGCTAATGTTCCAATTTGCATAATGGCAGTCGTAGCCATTGTGGCACTTGACGCAACCAAGTTGAACTGCGCTGGAATCAAAGCAATTGAGGCTGTCAATTGCATGACACTCGCAATTACCATAGTAAATTGGCTACTAATCAGTGCCACTGTAGCACCAACGGCAGTAAGGCTTGCGTTCATTGCAGTGAACTGTGTAGTCACCGCTTTAATAGATGTCCCAACCATTGTTAATTGGCTATTGAGCATAGTCAAAATTGTCCCAAGCGCTGTGAATTGTGCCCCAAACATTGTCACACCCGATGTAGCTACCAAAAGTTGACTGTTGATTGTAGACAATGCAGTTGTGAAGGTCGTAAATTGGCTATTAAGCACAGTCAAAGAGGTGCCAATCATAGTGAACTGAGTACCTATGAGAGTTAGGCTAGTGCCTAACATAGTCGTACTTGATGACATTGTAGACATGCCAGCAGTAATCATAGTTAATTGACTAGCGAGACTGGTTAGACTAGCAGTCAATGTAGTCATACTTGCATTAACCGAAGTCATGCTAGAAGTCAATGACGTTGAAACTGCACTGAATTGAGTCAACCCAGTAGCAGCTTGCATCAATGCTGGCGCAAGTGTCATGATTTGTGTTCTGAAGGCTGTGATAGGTCCCACAATTGCAGTTAGACCACTGAGCGATTGACTAGCTTGGCTAGAGAATGTGCTAAATGCTGTTCCTGCTGTGGTCAATAGTGATTGTAGATTAGTGAACGACGATTGAATACTTGTAATCGTGCTTGAGAAATGACTTAAACCTGCAACAGCGCTAGAAGCCGAGCTAGACACCTTGCTCATCCCATTACCAAGCTGTGTCATGCCAGTACCAGCTTGCGCCAACCCAGCCGAATTGTTACCGATTGAACCAACGCCTTTGGCGACTGCCGCAAGAGATGCAGCCATGTCACCGAGGTTGGTATTGGTAATCTTAACCACACCATTAGCAAGCTGATTGAAACCAGAACCTGCTTTTTGAGCGGCAGTGCCGATTGAGTTGAAAACGTTAGCTAAGCCATCGAGAACTGATTTAATAGCGCTACCTGCAGAGGTAATCACGCTTGAAATGCCTTCAAACGCTGATTTGATACCGTCACCGATACCTTGCGCCGCTGTACTGATTGATGTTCCGACTGATTGGACCACGGTAGCAATGCCTTGTAATGCTGTACCAATCGCAGAACCAACCGAGCTAATAACATCAGCAACACCACTAAGTGCCGTACTAATAGCTGTACCGATACCCATTGCAGCTGTAGCAATTGCCATTCCTGCTGCTGACACAACCGATGCAATGCCACTAAATGCAGCACTAATCACACCGCCAATTGCCGTGATGATAGGCACAATTTGTGTTATGGCTGTAACAATCGCTGAAATGATTTGGCTGATTATAGGTGCGAGAGTTTGGACAACCGTAACGATGGCAGAAATCACTTGACTGATAACTGGTGCAAGAGTTTGGACGACTGTAACAATCCCTTGGATCAAGGCCATAATGACTGGTGCCGCTACTTGGATAGCTTGCACGATTACTTGCAAAACCATTGCAATCTGTGGCCCAAATTGTCCGATTACTTGAGCGACTTGAACAATGCAATCTGAGATAACCGGTGCGATTGCCACGATAGCGTTAGCAATTATCTGAGCTACTGCCGTAATAGTATCCCCGATGATTTGAACAATCGGAGTAATTGCTGTGGCTACTTCACTGATTGCAGAGCCTAGAGCAGTAGCCAAACCGCTGAATGCGTCAATGATAGCTGGCAATGTTCCTAGAACGGAAGTCCAAGCATTGCCAAATGCCGTGATGGCTGGCGCTGCGTTGCCAATAGCTGTCCCAATAGCTTCAACCAGCGGTGAAAGTTTGGCGAGTCCCGGTGCCGCTTCACCAACGGCTTTGATAACGATACCAAATGCAGTACCAAACGCTTCAATTACTGTTCCAGCTGCCTTACCAATGCCTTGCACAACAGTGCTAAATGCTGACCCTAGAGCATTTAGGATTTGCGAAACACCTTGGGATTGAGTGGCTAATAGCGTAAATGAAGCAACGATAATGGCAATACCTGCACCAATTCCGGCCGCTGCGATAGCGACTGCTGCACCAAATGACAACAGCGTAGCAGGATTAAGACCTCTTAAGCCCTGAAGTGCTAATTTAATAGCAGTTCCTACACCGGTCAATGCACTTTTTATACCAGTACCTATGCCTTTAGCAGCATTTGCTATCCCGTTACCTGCCGATTTAATAACATTGCCCATTCCGTCGAGCAATTGAGCTATCGTTGACTTAGAACGTTTAACACTATTTGTAGCCCCTTCGAGACCCTCAGTGGCTTTATTTTTAAAGGCACTAAACGGATTAAATGACTTAATCCAGTTCAGACCTCGCATAGCAGTATCAAACACTGAAAGCCCAGCCTTTGCAGTCATGAAGCCCGCTACCATGGCTAAAATCCCACTGGTGATGCCGTTGAGCACGCCTTTAGGAATAGAACTTACAAACTTAGATACCGCTGAAACAGCTTGAGATATCCATTTTGTTAACGTTCCAAAGGCTGTCCCTAGCGCTGAGATAATCGTCTGCATCTCAGAGCTACTAAACACATCGCCAATTGAAGACCCAATGGTTTTAACAGCTCCCCAAGCATCTTCTATTGCTGATTTAAAAGCTTTGAATGCGCCGGTGTCCGAAAACGAGCTAATGAAGCTCTTAACTGACCTAGTAGCAATTGTTAAGCCTCTTGATATCCCACTAACAATGTCGCCAACGCCAGTGCCTAACCCTTGGAATATACCGTTGAAATCTATGGCTTTTAGTGCCGCTTTAGCTTGGGTAGAAACGTACTTAAACGCATTTGCTAAACCCTTGATGGCTCCTGTATTACTAAAGCCTTTCCAAAACGGTTGAACGGTTTGGCTGACCCCTTTTACAACTTGGTCAATTGCTTTATCGAGTCCGTTTGCGAACTTCTGAATCGATTGTTCATCAATTTTGCCAAGAGCATCAATGATACCCTCGATTCCTCTGATTGCCTTGTTGCTAAGCTGTTCAAAAACTGGTTGCAATTTGGTTGAAACCGTTTCGTAGAGCCCGTCAACGGCTTCGTCTACAGATTTGTACCTAGTAGCCAAGCTCTGCATAGAATCGCCAGCCCGTTTAAAGGCCTCTGCAAAGTCTTCAGTCTTAATTTCACCGTTTTGAATTTTGCTTACAAGATCATCAAGAGACATCCCCATCTCTCTAGCGACGGCAGCCATCCCTGCTGGTGACTGTTCCATCATCAGCTTGAAGTCTTGCCATTGAATCTTAGGCTTGGTCATCGCTTGAACCATTTGTTGGCTCAGTGTCTTCATTGCCTGTTTAGGATTTTCAGCAGAAGCGGCAAGACCACCCATAGCTTTTACCAAGTCGCCAGCATCGCTACGACCGATTGCGGCCATCTGAGAGAACGTAGTACCCATGTCCGATGCAGAATAGATTGTCTGTGTTGCATAATCTTGCATAGCCTTTTTGGCTGATGCAATTTCTGTTTGACCCCAGCCTAGCTGGCTTAAGCTCCCATCGAATGTTTTCCAAGCCTTCGTTGAGTTGTTAAGCTCGGTCATCATACCGCCGATACCGCTGGTTATAGCACCGATACCTTTGGTAATCCCAGCACTAACAAGGTTAGCACCGAGCACACTTTTAAACATTGAGCCTAAGCCCTTGCTACTCTTACCGAGTGATTCAGCTTGTTTTTGAGCGTTTTTCAGGGCGCTAGATAAGCCGTTATCTTGTGCTGACAGTATCGCCCTTACATTGAATGTTTTATCAGCCATCTAACAACCCCTCCTCTCTTTTGAACGCTAAATTTCGTCTAGCTATCTGGATAAGATGCCTATTGTCTTTTTCATGATCCCCGAGAAGTTCTTTTTCACGACGTTCTTCGTCATAAAAGTCTTTAAATTCCTTGAAGACATACTTCTTACCACCCTTGCTTGTAGCCTTGACACTGCGGTTCAAGAAGGCTTGCAAATAAAGTTTCTTCTCTTCTTGAATAAACCTTTTCGCATAAGCTTTTTGATACAGCCTCAACTCATTCAGCGTCATTCGTCTGGCTTCTAAAAGTGTCGTTCCATATCTAGCCATGCAATTTGTGATTAGATCTTCGTAAGTCTCTCTTGAGCTCTTGACGTTTTCTAAGCTTCTTCTTGAGCTTCCAACATTCGTTTGGCTGTTTCTCGTGTCAATGGTTGCTTCTGCAATGCTGAGAAAAAATCCTCAAACAAGTTATCCAATCGTCCATTTTCAGCCTCACGTTCAACAAAACGCTCAATACCCTCTACAGATGGTTTTTGGCGTTCTGTAGCAGTTCCAGCTTGAATGAGGTCTAGCAGAACAAGTGGGTTCTTTTGTTGCAAATCAACCACTGCATGCTGTACACCAAAACCAAACGCTACACCGTTTTGGTTAATTGAGTAGCGCTCGTCAAGCACTCGCAAGAATTCAAACCCAAAATTCAAAGTATAGTCTTTGTCATTAATTGTGATAGTGTTCATGTTTTAAATTTCCTTTCAAAAATAAAAAGCGAGGGAACCCCTCGCTAACTGTTTTAATTATCAACGTCCAGTAATAGCAGTAGTGTCTTGGAATGTATATTGAATCTCTCTGATTTGCTCATCAGACAAAGTTGCTTCACCAGCCTGTGGCTTGCCTTCAACGGACATTTCAGATTCAATCTCTACGAGCTCTTCAACATTCGCTGGGACTTCCCATGAAGACAAGCGACCGATTGCATAGAGTGCGCCGTATTTTCCATTTGTTTTCTTATCAGTCAAATCGATTTCCCAAACTTCGACCTTGAATCCATCAACTACTGACTGTTTCAACATTTCATTGACTTCGTCCTTAGTCCCGATTGCGTTGATTGACAAGGTTGTTTCTAGACCCCCATCGGCAACAACTGCACCATCTTTGGTTTTAGTTGTATCGGCATCACGGGAATATTCCCACTTATGTTCTGTTTGCAGTGCCAATTTAGCCGCTGCGTTAGTGTCTCCGTATTTACGGAACATCAAGATTTTATTCTTACCTAGCTGTGCTTCTTTTACATTTGTATCAGCCATGCTTTTCCTCCTTAGTAGAATTTGTAAAATAAATAAATAATGAAGTGATAAAGCTCTTCGTCAGTGCTGTTATCACGGTTAGAATCAATTGACGACTCATTGACTTCTGCTGAGAAGTGCATCCCATCGATATTTTTGATAGCAAAATAGCTGGACAACAACTGCCCAGCCATATCTGATAACTGTTTACGATCATCTACTCGCCCCCAGACGTGGACGGTCGACGACAAGCGACCTATTAAGCGTGACTTTGTAGCTCTGGGCAATGTTTGAATTTCGCCCATAACCACAAATGGATAAGATGCACTGTCGGGCGGAAGGTAAGGATAAGTAGTGAAACCGAGTCCCTCACTAATTCGAAAGAGTTCGTCATGTAGTAATTGGTCTGGTTGTTTCATATCTACTCCCATTTAGCTAATTCCTCGACCATTCCAGGGACAGTCGCCTCTAGTGCAGGAGCCATGAAAGGCTGCGCCGACATCTTCCGAGTACCTACTTCAAGGTACCCAGAATATTTTGTGTGAGCTTTTACAACAGCCCTGTCACCACCGACTGTAAGAGTAATTGACTGTCGTGTAGTCCCGTGGGTATATTTACCTTTGAACTCTGCCTTGCTAATTGCGTTCTCTTTTAATTTACTGCCATACTTCTTTAGAACTCGTTGCCGACGTTCTGGATTGGCATTTTTCAGCAAAGATTGGCTCATTTCATCTAGCCCATAAAACGTAAGTGTAGCCATATTACTTCACCGCCTTATTGACATATAAAACGCTCCTTCCAGCTAGATATCCTCTAGCGGTTACTGGAATGTATTTACTGCCTTTGTATTCAATGGAAGTTACGGATACCGTCACAGGGCTTCTGAAACGAACAACGAGGCTCGTAGCATTTAGCAAACCTCCCAGCTTTGCTTGAAGGTCTAAGCTTGCACCAGTCACATTGCACTTAACTTCTTTGGACCATTCTTCCCCTCCGACCATGCGACCAAGGACGGGATCATATCGTTTCGGTGTCTTATCGTTTTGATATTTGAGTATCACAGTATCTGTGTATCTCATAGAAACAACACACTCCCTTCCTTCGATTGCCCAGAGGTTCCAAATGTTCTTTGAAGCATATCGTCATATGGCTTGAATTCGTTCTCATTGTCGTAATAAGACATTGAATGACCATCTACTGTCTCAGTCTTAGCCCCTTCAGCTCCTCGACGATTGAAACGTTTAATAACGCAGTCTTCGAAGATAAAAGAAAAACCATCGTCAATGTTGGCAACGGCATATTCTGCTTTGAAATGGCTAATCACTCTGTTTAGCAATACCCTTAAGAGGTCAATGCTATCGTCGTCATCTTTTGAAATCTCAAGGTCCAGCATGACATTATCTAGGACCTTTTCTCGATCTAATTCAGCCATGCTAGACCTCCTCACTCTTCAGTGTTATCTGTTGTTTTTTTGCGACTTGCTTTTTTCGGCTTTTCTTCAGCTTCAGCCTCAAGGAAACCTGCTTCAGTAAGTTCTTCAACATGTTCACCAGCATAATCGTCACCAGCATAATCGTCACCAGCATAGTAAATAATGCCGTCAGTTTTATCCTGAAACGCTTTTAAAACTTTAGTCATAGCTACCTCCTACCAAAATCAAGCTACTGGAATAACAGTAAGCATATAGCAATCGTCCAAGCGTTCGAACGAAGGCAACGCAATCATTGATACTTTGGTTTGGACGTTAACTGGATCAGTTGTTTTAGTGGTTGTAATTGCAATGCCTTGGTCAACCACTTCAACTTGTGCTCCCGGCGTATCTCCAGACTGCAAATCTGATTCTTCTGGCGTTGTACCAAAAACAGTAGAACCCAATGAACCGTTTGGAACCAAAGTCAAATGACCGTCTGGATAGAATTTGCTAATTTCTCCTTTGTCATTTCGATAAGTGCCGTTTTCCAAGAGAACCGTCACACCGAAATTATCCAAAATATACGCTTCTACCTCAGCTTTGGTAACAGTTGTTCCTGAAGCTGCAAGAGGTTTGATGATTTTGACTGTAGATTCTGATTTGCGGATCAAGCTAAATGTTTTAGCGTTCATGATAGCAATCTCTGGCATCAAACCAAGACTTTGAGCTGTTTCGATTGCTTCTTCAAGATCTGCAAGAGGTGTTGCTGTTGCTTGTGTCCAGTCTTTTGCGACTGTCTTTTTGTGGTCGTCTTTAACACCGTAGTCGATATCGACGTTTTTTCCTTCGTTTACAAACGCAATCTTACCAGTTGCAAGGGCTTGCATGCGCATTGATTCCAAACGAGCACGAGCACCTTGAATAAGTGTCATTTCGTCGTTGAAAATGCCTTGCGTAATAGTTTCAATCAAGCCAGTGTTGTTAGAACCAGCAATCAAGTTAAGTTGTTGACGGTCAGCTTCCTTAACGAGCATGGCTTCTTTGAAAAATGGCATTTGTTCATCATGGATTTCAGCACCCACACGTTCGCGAATAGTGACATTAGTGTCAAATGCTGCTGGCTTCAAGACAACCGCACGTCCTGAAGAACCCTTGATGTAAGACAATTTAGTCCCAAGCTGTTTGCGTGCAGGGAAGATACGTTCCCCGAGTGTCGAATCCACATCTAATTGTGATGTGTTGAAATATCCAGCGATATTAGATGCCGTTACTGTGTCATAAATAAGACCCATTAAGCATTACCTCCTTTACCTGCAATAAATTTAACGAGTGGCAACGCTGTTTTAATAGCGTCGTCAACCGTACCACCGTTTACTGCTTCTTTCCAAACCTCACCAGCGTACAAAACAGACACTGTTTTATCAACAGACAAGTCTGCATCGTATAGAACGATTCCTTCTGGTGCCGTCTTGTTCTCTTCTACTGGTTTAGAGCGGTCATCGAAAATTGACCCACCTTTACCAGCTACCAAAGTACCAGCTTTGATATACTTCTTACCGTCTACGTCAACACCAGCAAAGCTTTTATCAACTGTGGCAGTGACAGCTTTGTAAGGCAAAGAACGCAGAATGTTACTTGTGTCAAATACTTTTTTTACTGACATAAAACTTCCTTTCTGATTTTCGGCTAGATAATCTTACCAGACGAGCGGACAGCTTTTTGAGCTAAACGTGAGCCGTAATTGTCTGTGTTAGAGATACCATTCGGTGATGCTTGAGGTGCATTTTGTCGAATAGTTTTCTTGACTTCTTCCGCAACTGCATTATTAAATACTGTTTCAAACTCAGTCACTGCTTTTAGTGCATCCTCGGCGTTGCCAGCCATTGCGAATGTCTCAGCCAATGCGCTAGGCAAGCCTTTAGCTACCAAATCTTTCTCAACAGCAACAACAAGTTTCTCATGCTCGAAAGCAGCACGTTCCTTCTCAAAACTCTTTTGCCGATCCTCGAACTCTTTTTTGGCTCTATCTTGAGCTGATAGATTGGCATAATCTTTCTCTTTTTGTAAGGCATCGGCTACTGCTTGAGCTGTACGCTCTTGTTCACCCCTGTCTCTGTTACTCAAAGCAGTCTGTACCGCTTTGTTAATCATGCTATCTAATTCAGATTGAGAACCAGGCGCTTTGAAGTCGCTCACAGGGGTTGGGTTGTTCCCTTGTCCTTGGTCTTGGCGACTCTCTTGTTGTCCATTAGTCTCGATAGTGTTATCTTGTTCCATAGTTTCCTCCTACCTAGTCTCATAAATAAGCACCCTTTCTAAGCCACGATAAGGCTAGCTACGCCATCTCTAGTCTTGTCTAGGGTGTTTACCCACGAGCCACGCTAGTATTGTTTATTTAGGGCTTAAATTAGCCCTATGCGCTGACGAGGTATCGAACCCCCAAGCCCCTTGGCTAGCACGGCTATCAGCGCAAATAAAAAAGCCGTATTGCTACGACTTTAATTATTTATTTCATTAATCCGATTATTTTATCTGGATCGGTAAGTGATTTTTTTACTTTTTACAAGAAGTTATTATCAAAATAATCATCCCTTGCCATAGTCAAGATACCTTTTTACCTTCTAAGACAACTTTAACTTCTTGGCCAATTTTCAATAAATCTGTCTTGTCGACCAAGAATTCAGTCCAGATATCAGACGGAGTGCCTTTTATTTTATGAAAGATGGTGCCATCCGTTGTTAACAGACCACCAAGCGCACCAGAAATCGGCTTATCTAAACTTACAATAGTCCCAAACGGGGCTTGAGTAACCGCTTTAATCTTCATATTTTCTCAACTCCTCCTTCCAATATTCTAAGTTGATTTTAGTCTGTTCGACTTCATTTCTAGGTATATTATACCTCTTTGATACAGAAAGTAAATAATTCTGCGCCTCTATCTCTGCTTTGATTTTTGAAACCGGCTCGTCAACTAGACGCCCATCTTTCCATTGTTCAGCGTGGTAGAGCTCCTCCAACACCTCGGAAATCGTCGCCTTTTTTTGCAAAACGATTGTTTCTGCATTTAGGTTCATCGCAGCAGCTTTTTGAGATTTTAGATAACGTTCTGCTTCATCGTCCTGCCAGACAACACCGCCACGCTTTCTAAAATCTTTGGTTAAACGGTTTTGCCTAACTATATTGATGGGTCTACGCTTATTACTGTCTTTATTTCGATAGAGTCTAGTCATGCCATCTTCCACATACACCTCGGCCACTGCACAACGACAGTATGGGTGCATCGGTGGAGCGTTTAGACCACTCTCCATCTTGTCAATTGGAACAGGTTCCCTCTCAGTATCACGGCCAACTTGTTTGCAATAATCGCAAGCCCTCGATTCTGGCATGAGTTTGAAATACTCGAAGCCGTTTTCTTTCATGATATCTTGCTGCGCTAGTGTCTGGACTCTAGCATGTTCCGTGATTGCCAGTCGTTCAGCGTCAGTGCGAGAGACATCCATGTATTTGCGGATTCTCTGAGCAATGGTTGTGCCGTTCTCCCCTCGAATAAGAGCTCTGGTCACTTCTGTTTTAACCAATTTGCGCAACTGTTCCTGTCTCTTCCAGATACGCTCCGACCATTTAGCGCCTTCAAAGTTAGCGTTAACAGCCGTCGTCATGTACTTTTCAAGTGTTTTCTTGTTAGGCACCGTCTGATCAAGTAGGCTTCCTCTTACAATTTCGCTCTTATAGCCATTCGTCAGATAATCGTTAGTTA